AGCGGAAGCGACTCTAGTCTGTGCTTCCTTATTGATCGCTTCTGCTCTCTTTGATTTGATAACAGCGATTCTATCCTTAAGAGAAGAAGACTTCGTGGTTTCGGTCGCAGTCGCCATGGTTGTGTTGCCTTTCTTCTGAGCGGTAGGCACCGGAGTGCTTTTCTTACTTGGAGTCGGGAAGTTGGATTTCTTGCTTGATGCCGTAATCGGTGCCTCTTCAGCAGGAGGTTCTTCCTCGACAGGTGGCTCTTCCGCCGGTGGCTCTTCGCCGGCAAGTTCATCACCGGAAGGAATTTCATCCATGGTGTTTTCTTCAACAGGCGGAGGTGCTACAGGCTCTTCCAGGGGAGGAGGTTCAACAGCTGGTGCAGGAGGAGGCAGAGGAGCTTCAGGTGCGAAGTCGGTCATGGGAGGAGCACCCATACCCAAATCATCCATGCCCATTCCTTCATCAGCCTCGCCGGTCGCCATTTCCACGACCAACGGATCGATTTCGCCGAGAGACTGTTTCATCTCATCTGACCAATCGCCGCCCTTGAGAGTGTCCCAAGCATTGAGAACCTCGATGCCCTCTCGAAGCTGACGGATATCGGTTTCCATGTCCTCACGCTTCTGGGCAAGGGAGTCAAACTTGACTGAAGAAGTCGGCAGAGACATGATCTGGTCGTCAAGCATGTCAAGATCAGCTTCCTTCTTCAAGAGAGCCTGTTTCAGTTGAGAAAGTTTACGCATTGCGCAGTCTCCAGTGAACCACTCACTACTAGGGTGTTTTGAAGTCGTTTCTTATACCAACAGGTAATCTTCATGAACCAAACCTCCGTCTAAAATCGGCAATGGAAGCTCTGGACAACTCTTCTCTTGGACTAGAGGCAGCTTTCTTAATTCCAGCGGTGGTACTATATGTAAACTTAGTCTTAGGTCCTGTCCAGGTATCGTTCCCGTTCTCGTCAGATATAATCCCACGAAGTTCCGCTCCAGGAAAGGCAGGGGTCTCAACCCATGAAGCCTCGATAAAATGAACTCCACCACCTGGAAGCGAAGGCCGTCCGCACAATTCCACTATGATCCGAGGAACACCGTCGTCATCAGGCATGAACATGCCTTTCTGAAAATTGAGATGCTGACAATAGGTGTTGGCATCAGTGACTCTAGTTCCACAAAAGGAGCATGTAACTTCATCTGCGACGCAACCCATCGACATATACTTAGTTTTACCCGAACGGATATCTCCTACAAGTGATTCATGTTTCATATCTGTTGCTACCAAAATATCACAAAAGTAGACCCAAATATCCGGAGAAGCAATCGATACTTTACGAAGGACAGCGTCTAGAATATGTCCCTTGGCATACTTAGAATTTTGGAAGTGTTCAAGAAAATTGAATGCACCAATGAAAGATTTGTGACTCATTTTGAGTACTTCATTACTCCAGGCGTCCTGATTATTATTAGCCAAATGGCTCGTCTCAGGCTTAATTAGGTAGTCATAAGGTTCTGCCTCTACCATTACTGATGCCATAATTGTGCAATGAGATAGAAGGTACTGAGATGACTCCGCAACTTTCTTCAATGAGGCAGTCTTAACTCCAAAAGCGTTATTTCCATACATCTTATGCCAATCATTAAGACTGACAAGTGGGCTGGCTAGTACTGCCTGAGCCTGCTTCTTAAATGACATTTTCTCTCCTTTTCTGATGCATAAGAAAATGAGAGGCACTGATTTTGTCTCTTGTCTTCTGTGAAACAACCCGTCCTTTACGTCGCTTACTCCACAATTTTCTCAATTCCAGAGAAGGATGTCTACCTAACTGAGCATTTCCGATTCTTTTTCTAGTATCCTCAGAGGCAGCTGACATTACACCACGTAATTCACCTGAAAGAAAACGAGAATCATTTTTTGAGACAGAAAAAGTATTTCCTTCTGAATCAACTACAGCTACTTTTCCTGTAGAGGGATGAACCCAGTTGGGATCTTCTAGCCTGACATCTCCAGCAATCATAGAAGCAGTTTCTCCCGTTACTGTATTCATACGAACTTTTCTTCCTTTGTTGATTGGTTGTAATTCTCCGGAAATTATCCTAGAGTCGTCTTTGGGAACACGAAAACAGTTCCTCTGCTTGTCTCTCACTGAAGTAGTTCCTGTTGTGTGATGTCTAAACTGTCCTGAAACCACTACAGGATCTGTTTTAGACATGAGTACAACCATTTTAGTATCTGGGTTATAAACTGGAGTGAACCCCTTTGTCGAAGGTATGTGAAGTTTAGAGGCTTCGTATACATCTGCCATCTTATAAACTTCTTGCAATTTTAGATACATAGCCCTTTTCATGTTGGCCATGAGATAAAAAGTGATTTGAATACTGGAAGATGATGGAACCGCCTTTGCTAACAAGTAGTGAGCTACAAAGTGATTGCGTGCTGTCAGCTTAACGATGTTAACAGGTGTGTCTATATACTGAGGAAAATCAGCTCTCATCAAGGTATGATGACCTTCTAATTTTCCATTTACTTGTTTTCCATCCGCTACAAATTTCAGATAGTTTTCCACTGCTTTCTGGTCGCAGTCCGGATACTTCTCCAGAATCATCTCAAGGCACACTTCATCCCATGCTGGATTAACCTGCGAGATTTTGTGTCCAAAAGGCAGTTTCGTCATTGTACTTCCTATAGAGAGTCTCTTAGTCAGATTTCCTTCTCAGCAACTACTAAACATGAGATCAGATGCCTCATCTCAGGCTCTTCATCTTCTTCCAGAGCGTCTTTGTCGAGGTGTCTGCGTAGATCATTGCGCGGTGGGAGCTTCGTCGGAGACTCATGGATATCCACTGATGCCTTCTTCTTTGTACTCATCCTCTTTACAAATTCTTCCAAAGAGGCTAGGTCATAGCCTACTTTTGTGGGTATACCCATATAGCTCCAGTAAGATCCTCCCTTTTTTGACTTCTTATCACTAACGACAAAATAACCATATTCACCTGGCCATTCATCGGGATCCTTAAACCCAAAATTTGCATACGCTTCGTTGTTAGTCGAATAGTCGCCTTGGGGTGTATCCGGATCATCACCCGCCAAAGTATTTCTCTTACATCCTAGAGACTCAAGAAATCTGATAATCTTAATAGTTTCTGGCAGGAGACTGTCAGTAGTTGAAGGTGCTTTCTTTACCTTTTTGTAGTATTGTTCTAATTGTTCTAACTGTTCTTCCGAAGGCTGAGGCCAGTCAGAGACAGTCCCAACTGCTTCCTTGTAATGTGCCTGAGGGCGCCAAAGTTTTAGTGATTCACTACCTGGCTCTAATTGCTTAAAAACATCAGGTTCTGTTATTGGCAAACCATTTGAATCCTTCTTAGGATTACCCTCCGAATCCTTCACATACCTTACATACTGCTTTTCCATCGAGCTGTGTGAATATAGAGAAGGAAGATCGAACAACTTACTCTTCAGAAAAGTTGGAAAAACCAATGATCCCCAAATCTCTGAAATGGGTCTTTCAGGACTATATATTCCATTATCTTCGATAGATAAAAACTTAGGAGGACGTTTCTTGTCTACTATAAAGAAAGTTCCATCCTTAGTGACTAGGTATACATTTCCAGAGAAGTTATGGATTTCATCACCATATTCAGCCGTAACATCGCTAACACTTGGAATGAAAACAAATCTTAGGTGAATCTTAAAATTGCCACTACCACCTTCAGGATAGGTTTTCAGTTCTATACTCTTCCAGCCACTGATAATGGAAACCTGTACTGGCTCCCTCATTCCCAAGCAACGAATGTCCGGTTGGCCATACACTTGACTTAAATCATGATGCTTTGGAGATACCCTGGGTTGTTCAGGATGAGTATCTGTGATCTTTTCACCAGAAGGGGATATAGTAGATACATCCTTGTAAACACTACCATCCAGATTAAGAACGCGAATAATCGCACTATTTGGTACTGGATTCGTAGTGTAAAAGGATTGCTGAGCCTTGGTAAACAGTGTATGTTTCTTTGGAGGAATCGCATTTGACTTATCTTTAGTGCCTTTGTAATTCTTCCAGTAGGTTGCTTCCCAATCATCAGAGATTCGTTCTGCAAATCCGGAATCTGATTTAAGACCATGTACTTGCTTACGATCTATCACTAGGATCACGTTGTCCTTACGGTTCTCCTCTGCATTAGCCAAGAGTTTAGTGGGGGCAAACTCTGTGAAGAAGTACACTCCCTTGGTATTCTTCATTCGTGAAGATGAATCACCTTTTTGTGGAAGTAAACCCTCTTTCAAAATACTTTCCAAGTTTTTTCTTGGAGTAGCATGATAAAGATACGTGTAAGCCATCTTTCCTTGAGAAGCTGAAGAAGCTGATGATGTCTTTGTCTTCAAAATCATATCAGCAAATGCAAATGAAACCGATTTGCCCAAGCGGTTTCCAGTCATTTCAAAAGAAATTCCCGTTTTTACAGAGATATTTTGTCCTGTACCATGAAAACTTGAAAGGGGGTATCCTCTAAATTTAAGGACCTCTCCTCCTTCATTTGGAAAGGCCAGTATGGAGTATCCTTTGAGTTGGTGGTCGGTCTGAGAGGACCATTGAGTAGCTTGATTCAATGTCCCACTAACCCCAGTGGGTATTACAATATCATCACTTGAATCCCACCAACCCAAGGAATATACAACTTCCTCCTTGGGTGTTACTTCCTCTTCTTTCTTCCCCTTCTCTCTATAAGCTACTTTTGCCACAATCAAACCGGGAGGAATTCCTTCCGCCAAGTTGGCATCCTCATCCTTGTTCTCAGTTCCCTTCTCAGCTAGAGGGTTCTTGTACCCGCGAGACTCCTCAGCATATTCCGGAGTTTTGTTGTTGATCGGAGAGTCGGGGATACCATCAAGACCATCAAGATCTGCACCGCCCACCCCTCTGGGAATAGGTCCGTAGAATGGATCATAAGTTTCTCCTTCAGGGGAAGCGTAGAAGACTGCAGCCTTATTAGGCTGGAGAAGACGACTATACATCATATTGCCTCTAAGAAGAGGGGAGAAGTTTGGATTTTCTCCGAGTAGCATTCATCTTGTCCATGATCTCCTTAGAGCAGGACGGAGCGTTGCCACCAAAGCGTCTCTTGTTGGTGCGGATGCGCTTTTGATTAACGGTGGGATCACAGGTGGGGCTGGCTCCTCCGTAGAGTTTGATGTTGGTCTGTACCATCTTAGCAACCAGTTTTATGTTCTTTGCTGGATTTGTCACACCGTATCTTTCCATCATGGTAGTTTCCATCTTCTGTCTCAAATCAGGGTCAGCTAGTGTTTTGCGGTTTACCCAATGACCAGGACAATCATAGAATGACCTGGAACAGCAAGGCTTCTCACTGACTCCAAGAAGATAATGGGCTGGCTGTTCACATCCATAAAAACACGTCATCTCCTTTTTGTAGATGTGCTTCACTTTGGTAGACTTCTTTGTTGCTCGATATCCGGTACACTTAGCAAAATGATCAGAGCAGCAAGGAGTGCCTTTTTCTCCAAGAAGAAACCTGGCTCCTAGTCCGCATCCGTACTTACAGACTGGTTCTGGAAATACAGTGACGGGGGTAATTAAATCCTTGGAACCGGGCTTGCGACCTGTGAGGAATTCTTTGGGTACTGGAGTCATCAGGTGATGATCTAGTATGAACTTGAAACCTCCTTTGCCACCGGGATGTAGATTGTAGCAAAGAGGATCATTTTTGGAAATAGCGCAAAGTTCGACCTCTTTGGAGAAGGCTTCTTCTGCTGTGTTGTATACGAATAAGATTTCTTTGGAGAAGTTGCTGGCACCATACTTGGCTACGGCTCTTGTGAGGACGATTCCGGAACCTAGATAGCTGTCGTTGGGATTAGAAGTTTCGTGGACTCCTTGATAATAGCGATGATTGATCAGATTGACGGTTTTATAAACGGTGAAGACGTTCATGGAATCCTCGCAATAGAAAAGGTGAGCGATGTTCTGCTCACCTCTCTAATACTGCGAAGTTCATACTTGTGTCAGTAAATAGAGTTAGCTGCCAACCAAAGAAAACAAGAGGCTTCTACCCGTTGGATCGTTTTTATTCAATCCGGAATCCACAAATTCCCCATAAACGCTCCCCGAACAATCAAAGATATCCGTCACCACAATCTGACTCTCTTCAGTTACCGCTGCCTGTTCAACCTGGTAGTTGGAGGAGTAATTCTCCATCCAGCATCCCTCGTAAACCGTGGCCACAGCGTAGATTCCGGTGTTGCCATAGTTGTTGAGACCGCCCTCGTTATTGAAGTACGAAGCCACGGTTGCATCGGGTCCTACACCACTTCCGCCTTCAGACACCAGTTCCGAGAAGGCAATCTCGGTCTTGATATCAAATGGCCACTTGTGATGACGCAGTGAACGGACCAGGCCGGAAACACCAGCCTTGTATCCCATCATCTGCTGAAGGTTCGCCAGATACAGAGCAGTGCGGTTGATGGAGATTGACATCGGGGCCGTCACTCCGGGCACGAGCTCAGCAACCTGATCGCCAAATCCCAAGCCACGCACCGCTTCGACGTTGCGCTGTTCCTGAATGTTGAAAGAAGACGTCACTCCCAACTTCGTGAATTTGCCGTTGCCCACCGCATGACTAAATATGCGGAAGCGGGTGCTCAGGACTGTACTTGTTTGAGGAGTTGCGCCTTCCTGATAAAGATACGCTCCTGTTGCCATGATTCAATCTCCTGTGTGCTTCTAACTCTGGTGCCTGGTAGTGAGAAAATCGGAAGTAGTTATCTTCAGTTAGGATGAAATCCTCTGGGTATGTTTCCTGGTACACCTTCATCACCGTGGTTAATCTTGACATCTCCCCAGGTTCCACCCCAGCCACAGCCACCACAGTATGCCTCCATGGAATCCGGAGTTGTAGCTAAGATTTGTTCTGCTCCTGGCTGATTTGGTTCTATTTCTTCCATAACAGGATTTTTGATGGTTCCATCTTCATTACGCTGAAGAAGTTCTTCATCATCATCTTCTATTAACTGCTTGTTCCCCACCAAGAGCATACTTTCACCTTCGTTACGAAACTCAAGAGATTCGTCGTCTTCTCCGTATGCATTGCAACCTGGACAAGCATAGGGATGACCTATCACAGCGGCCTTCTTGCGCTTATGGATGTTGGCAAAACGAGGTGTTTCTATATCAGCGATTACCAAACCGCCCAGTTTGTACTTCGCGCTTGACTTCTTGGTTTCAAGAGCCTTCCTGGCCTTTTCGGATTCCTCTTCTTCCTGCTCTTGTTGCTTGGCAAGTGTCTTTGTCGCATCAGCCATCCGAAGAGAGGCGGCATAGATGGACTCTACCGCTTCGCGAACTGGACGAGTTCCATTGACAGTGTTCAGAACCTTGGCTTCGAGATATGTGCTCTTCAGACTGGTGACATATCCTTCAGCCTTCTTGACTGCAGAAGCTGTAGAAATTTCGGCAGCGAACTTCTCGGGGAGAACCACCCTGGTCTTCACGATGCCAGTGTGATCTTCCAGCTTTCCGTGAGCCTCAGCAATTTCCGGAACTCGATCACCGCCTTCTTCAAGATTCATGGTCTTGTCGTTGACGGAAATCCATCCAGCGTCTTTCTTCTCCCAGGGAAGTTTGTCGTAGGTCTTGATAGTCTTCCCCTTGTCGTTGCATTCCTTGCAGCCTTTTCCTTTGCAAGAGGTACAATCTTCATATCTGTTTGCTCTCTTGGAGGCCATTCGTGGTTCGCCATCCTCGACCTGAATCGGACGAGTCTTGAGTTCAGCCGTCATGGTTTCGATCAAGAACTGAGCCGCCTTGTCGTTTGCAAACTCCTTGCCACCCACGAGAGCCTTCACCATTGAAGCTAGGACGTCAGTGCTGACAGCCTTGAGAGCTTCATCAGTGGATTGGTATTCCTGAGGAGCCACAGGAACTGGAGGTGCACCAACACCAGGAACCGGAGGTGGAGCAGCCGCTGGCTTTGGAGCCGGAGCCGCAGGAGTTACCGGAGGTGCTGCTTGCTTGCGACGTGCGATCATCTTTGATTTCATTTTGTCTTCACCAGACGAGAAAATGTGGGAGGATCGCTCCTCCCCGTATAGGTTACAGCTGTGTAGCCACCGAGAAGGTGACCTGGATGTACTTCAGAGCGAAAATAGGCTTGATGGCCACAGTGACCAGAGCGACGGTTGGATCGGTCGGACTTGGAACCACCGACAGATTTGCGAAAGCCGATAGAATTTCGTTGCCAACCAGTGACGTCAAGATCGAGTTGGAGACGATCGTGATGTCGTTCAGGAGTTGAGCCGTGAACTTGCGAGCTATGAACTGCTTGAGGCCAAGACGGAACTGCTGGCGAGTGTAGTCGACGATAGTGGTGGAAGTCGGCTCGCTGGTGATCGGGTTCGAAGGATCAGTGGTCAGGTAGTCGCGAACATACAGTGCTCCGTTGTTCTCCTCCATGACCGTGATTCCACTTCCTGCCATGAGGTCCTTGGTAGGATCGTCATAGCGTTGCAGAAGCTGAGTGAATCCTACCAGGTTCTGGTTGGTGAGCGAGGTTGCAACGTCGTTTGCCGTGTTGAGGTTCAGGCCGGCAAGAGCCGCCGCAATGAATTCGCCCGTCACACCAATGACTTCGAAGACTCCATTGGCATCCTGTGTGGGAAGCTGCAGCGCCGCATAGAACGGTGCCACCGCGACGACGCGGGAATTGGCGAGAGATCGAGCATACTGGCGAGCCAGAGTCGGAGTGGTGAACTGATTGAATCCCACGAATCCGATTGCCTCTCCACGATTGCGAATCTGAGCCTGGGTGATCAGTTGGCGAGAAAGTGCCTGCTGTACTGTAAGCGAAGTGCTGAGAGGCACGATCACATTAACCTTGGAATCACTTCCTGGCAGGTTCGTGGTCAAAGTCTGCAAAGCCGCGATGTACTCGGAATCCGCAGCCAGGTTTGAATTGGTCTGCTGTGGGACCTGGATGCAACCAAAGGTCTGAGCACCATTGAGAGTCGCGAGATAGATACCCAAGGACAGACGGTTGATAGCAGAAGGCTGTCCGTATGCTGCATAGGCATCCGCCGCGCTGGTGTACAACTTCAGAGCGTAGTCACTGGCCTGCTTTGCGACCGTGTAGGTGATGTAGTAGTACTCACCCACCGAAGGTCCATTGCCTGACCCATTGAAGGTTTCAACAACTGCCGTGTTGCCGGTGCCCACATTGAAGAACTGCTCGACTTCAGTCCAGACACCCGGAATGTCGATGGTGGGAGTCTGTGAAGCATAGCGGGTTCCTGTATTGGACACCGTGATGGTGATTGTGTCACCTCCGGTTCCTAACGTGGAACCACCAACCCAGGTGTAGAGACCTGGAGTGGTTGACCAACCATAACTGAGAGCAGCAAGGGTATTTGGAACGATAGTGAACTTCAGTCCTGTTACAGCGTCGACATAGGTCTGTCCCAGGTATCCAACACCAGCTGATCCACCACTAAGTGAAGAAGTCACGATGAAGCGATCTGCATACGGATTGGTTCCAGTGGGTACCGTGCCTCCACTGAAAGCAGTCGGGCCACTTGCTACCGCTAGAGTTGCAGAGTGTCCAGAAGTTACAGAGGCAAGAATGACACCGGCCAAAGGAGTTGAAACTGGATAGATGTCGAAGATGGAGAGAATGTCTCCCAGAGTGCGAACACCGGAAACTGCAGTGATGTTCACTGAGATTGCTTCTCCAACCGCCGTAAGAGCAAGGCTGTCTGCAACCGCCGCGCCCGCCACAAAAGTGACGTTGGTGGTAGTGTTGACGCCGACCTTCGTGGCCTGCAATGTCAAGAATGTTGCCTGGGTCACAACAGAAGCCTGAATTCCAGAAGTCAGAGTTCCAAAAAGATCGTCATTCTGGAAGGTGACTGTAACGATTTCGTTCGGACCCTCGATCGCTGCCTTGAGGTCAGAGAACTTGTAGGGCCAAGCAATCGTGTTGTTTGGAGAAGCTGAAACAGTTCCCCCAGCCGTCATGCAACCAGTCACAATTGCCGTCGGAACCACAATACCATTCTCATCGGTGATAGTATACCCACTGATGGACGGATTCGTGGCCGTCAGAGAAAGGGTGTGATCTTCCAGCACGGAGCGATAGTAGGAAGCATACACAAAAGAACCAAACGCAGGAGGATTCTTGAGAACCACCGTCGCCGAATCTCCACGAAGACTTGAAACCGTCACAGTTCCCGCGTTGAAAGCCGTGATTGGATCCTGTCCCACATATACCTTGATCAAGGTGGGATCGTTGGTCGGATTACCCAGTCCAGTTCCATCAACCGGGACGTCAGCCAGAGTGAAGCTCAGGTTAACACTGTTGCTCACTCCGCCGGTGGCCTGACGAAGATATGCATGGTCATCCTTCAAGGAAGTGATGATGTAGAGACCGTTGAAGGGAGCGGTTGTGCCAATCACTGCTCCCTGTGCCGTGCTGACCGCTGCTCCCCAGGAGATGGTGTTGCCGCTGAGGACATAGTCAATTCCCTGAATATAATCAGATCTGTCAGGACCAAGACCCACTTCAATGATCGAACTAACATTCGGAGAAGGAATAACGTCGAAAGTTCTCTGGTAAGTGTTGGTGTAGTAGCTGACTTCCAGGCTGGCAGCAGTGGCAGGAACTCCAGTCGCCAGAGTGAATTGTCCAGCTGCTCCATTGACTGCTGTGACCGTAACCGGGGTGCCATTCACCAAAACCTTCACATCGGAAGGATTGGTGGTTGCAGTTCCGGCATTCGCTCCATCAGTGATGGGAAGGTGAGCCACCGAGAAGGTTATGTTGGTGCTCTGGCCTGTTCCACCTTGGAAAGAAGTAGGAGCGACCGCCGTTGCCGCTGAAGAAGACGTGGAGGCGACCGAAATGTATCCTGCCGACAGCGTTAGAACTCCATTGAGCAGAGAAGCCACCTTGCCCACGGTGCGAACTGTGTTATCCACGTTCCGGAGTTCCACGCTCACTGCATTGCCATTGACCGTAACCGCTGCTACATCAGCTATGCCGTTCAAGATCGCGACAGGGACTGCTGAAGGAGCGAAAATCGCGGCGCTGGTGCCACCCACCCAGGTGTGACCGACAGTACCATCTGGTGTTCCCGTAACAGTTTGAAGAACCAGGGAAGTTGCCGTGCAGCTGACGACAACGCCAGTTGCCAGTGAAGTTCCTTGAGTTGCTGTCTCTCCAACCGTGAAGGTTCCAGAGGTGCGATTTCCAGCAATTGAACTATCTATGGGAAGCAGAGTGAAAGCCAGGTTCACCTGATTGCCCGTTGCTCCAGGAACCGAAAGAGACAGAGCGAGAGTCTGGAGAGTCAGGGAAGCGAAGGTGGGAATCTGGTTGGTCAGATTCTCGTTGGTGATGAAAGTGTCGGTGCGGTCGAAGGAGTAGTTTACTACCACATCTGCGCCGGCAGGGATCTCGTAGCAGGTGAACTGGCCAAGAGTGCCGTTCAAAGCAGCAACTGCACACTGGATTCCGTTGGCCGTGACAGTGATGTCGGCAGGGTTACTGGAAACTGTGTCAGTTCCGTCGCCAATCACAACTGGGTAATAGGAAAGCTGGAATACAGTGGTGATTCCATTGGCCTGAGACGAGATATCCTCACCAACCACCGACTCATTGCCACCAGCCACAGACCCGCGAGGAATTTCGACATCGGAATAGGTGAAAGACTGAACACCTTCTCCGATGAGCACCGGAACACGAGCCGTGCCGAAAAGCGGAGTGCCTGGGCTGATGATATTGACGTCAGTATATGTGCCCGGAGGAGCGTAGCTGCTGAACAATGCCATTTGAAATCTCCCTGAAGACTAGGGTTGCTTAGCGTCTCTATAAAGAACAAAGGAATTCTCTTTTTGGTTTTGATATCCTTTCTCAACAATCAAAAAGAGAATTCCACTATCGCTTTATGAGACGAGCATCACTTTCAGAGAGGCTCTCGTATCCTTTAGTCTGTAGTCGTTTATTGGCATCAGTTCGGATCGTCTTCTTTGTATCAGACAAAGGTTGGAACTCATTCCTACCAACAAACGAGAGGCCCTGGGTCTTGGATTCCGTACGGACCTTCTCGCGAAGTTCTTGTCTTCTATGAATATCGTCCCACCTGGCATTGGCATCTCTACCAATCACAACATCGATGGACTGATTGGCTGACGTCGTAGAGGTAAGAATTGATGGTGCTCCTAGTTTATGCTTGGCAACTCCTCCACACTTTGGACAGACACGATCTTCAAAGAATTGCGAGTTAGCCTTGGACATCGGATGGACTATCTCTTGGATCGTGTTGCAATCAACGCATTGAAACTCGTATCTCATGATACTCCTCAGTAGGTAAAACAAGCGAGCGTAGCTGAAAGTCCTGAATCTGAAGCCACAAGGTACAAATTCGTTGCATCAAATAGTGTTCCTGATTGAAACCAGATTAAGCCTCCAGAAGTCATTTGAATATTGACTGATATGGGTATTTTAGGAAGTCCATGAGCTAGAGTAAAAGTTCCTACAGTGGAGGAAGAAATCGTAACATTTGTTACTTTCAAAATAGCGCTAGTTCCAGCGATATCATATCCGGGAGCGTTCATCGTTTGAAGAACTGGAATCATCGCTTATCCAATCACAACTACACGCAGTGAATTTGAGGCTGGGGCCACGGCAAACACCAAGGTGATGGTATTGGTACTTGTAAGCTGTACCTCGCACTGCACTACCTGGAAGGGAGTTGCGACGTAGTACACTCCGACGATAACATCGTTTGTTCCTAGACTGTGAGTGATGACATAGCTTGTAGTTGATCCATCACCAAAAGTTGCCGCATACTTTCCTGTAGCTCCTAGGTTGGTACGCGCACCAGCTGCAGTAGTTGCGTTTGTACCACCAGATCCTACCGCCAAAGTAACAGACAAACCTGCAGCAGTACCAGAAGTGCTCTGGTTTAGAGTAGGAAAGCTGGTCATGTTAGCAGCAGATAGAGCAGGAGCATTCTTGAACGTAGGTGCTGCTGCAACACCTGAAGTAGACGTGGAAGTCAGAACAGCATCAGTCGACCCAGTTGTGTTGGGTGAAACATAGCCTGTAGTTGCTGATCCTGACTGATAGGGAACAGCAAAAGAAGTGGTTCCTGCCAAATTGGTCGCGGTGGTTGCACTTACTGCAGCTGTCGCGTTTGCTACTGCAGTAGTGCTGATTACAGCAACGACCTGTGCCGCTGTGGCAATGGTCGGAACACCTGTAGTAGTTGTATTGTACAGCAATCCGGATGCCAATCCACTCAAGAGAGTACCATTGATACCCTTTACTGTCATTCCCAAAGAACCAGCCGTGTTTGTAACATCTCCTGTGTGGGCCGGTTCTGCGGCAGTAGGAAGTGTGGCAGCTAGAGATAGCACACCGGCTGTGTCATAGAGAATTCCAGTTGCGGCTGCCAATGTCGGCAATGTAACGCCGTTGATCTTGGCTACGGATGTAGCACCCTGAGTGCCAGTCACGTCTCCAACTAGAGAACCTGTGAATGATCCGGATGAACCAGTGATGCTACCAGAAGGAACAACATAGTCGGTTCCAGCCGAGGCAATTGATGGAACTCCCGTACCTGTCGTATTCTTCAGGATACCTGTGGCTAGACCAGCCATGCTAACACCGTTGATCTTGACAACGGTGGTGGCCACCGTACCAGAAGTGCTGGTTACGTCACCAGTCAGAGCAGGCATCGTGCCTGTTGGTACCGTTGTAACTGCTGTCAACTGACTGCTGCTGTTAGAAGCCAGTAAGGCCGCGCTGACCGGAATTGCCAGGCCGTTCACCTTAACAACTGAAGTTGCACCCTGGGTGCCTGTCACATCCCCACTCAAAGATCCTGAGAAGTTCACCGCGCTGGTAGCGTTGGAAACTGTGGGGAAACTTGTCATGTTTGCGGCAGACAAGGCAGGAGCGTTAGTCAAAGTTGGAGCATTTGCGGCTGATCCTGTGCCATGAGATACCAGCACCTGATCAGTTGCTGCCGTGTTACCAGCTAGGAAGTTTGTGGTGCTTGCTGCTGATTGGTAGATAATTGCGTTAGCCGAACCACCTGCCAAATTGGTAGCAGACGAAGATGCTCCTCCAGAAAACTGAACCCAGCTTACAGAAGTTACTCCTGGCGTAATTGTTCCCTGGGTCTGGACAACGTAAGAAGCTCCGGCATTAACAGTACCTTCTTCAATAAAGGTAAACGATCCAGTTAGATAGTTTGTAGTAGAATTGCAATCTGTTGAACGTGTTGGAGCTCCTGAAGCACTGACAGTGTAAATGCCATTATCAGACGGAGACGCCTGATTCTTGATGAGAATCCTGTCTCCAGTGACCAAAGTAATGCCATCAACTAACTGACCGTTGGCGAAGGAGGAAGCCAACGTTCCAGATGCTGTCGTGGCACACTTGACACTGGCTTTTACATCCAGCCCAAGTGCCACATTGTCCACATAGGCTTTATTGGCAGCGTCTGTACTGCTGACAGGAGTGGCCACATTTTGCACAAGCTGGCTGCCCATGCTAATGGAGCTAGTCGGAGCAACAAAGTCTGTAAGTTTGTTCTGTAGTCCAGCGAAGACACGGATTGCGCCATCATAATACTTCAGAACGCCAGTTGTAGTGTTGTACCAAATCTGCCCAACTACAGGAGAACCAGGATCTGATGCCAGATTCTGTATTCTTGCATTTTGAAGTTCGTTCTGGCTGAGATTGATCGCTTGTAGAAATGGAATTGACATGAATTCTCCCTATGACATGAGTGAAGCAATTCCTGAAAACCCTCCTGAGAAGGTTAGAGTAACCTGATTCATGGTGTCGTAACTGACACCACCGAACACCTGAGCACCACTACTATCAATGACTACGATAGTCGGATATGCATTCAGATCATGAACGATTACCCAAGTGGCCGACGGAACTCCCTGAACATAAAGAAATGAGCTACCACCTCCTCCACCAATAACATTGGAAACATCAATCTGAAGAGCCGTGATTGAGGTATCTTCATTCCCAATATACAACTCATGTGTGTCCGAGGTCAGTAATGGCTGGCCAGGTAGAGCCGTTCCCGGAAGACCAGTCTTAAGACCACGACGAAATTGCATTTATTCCTCACTCTGGCAACGGATCTGTGAATGTTCCTTCATCCCAACGCGGATACGGAAGATGAGGCTGAAACAAAATTGAATCCACAGCCACTGCTTTACCCACACAAACCGTCCAAGCACAATTCGCCAGCACGCTCGAGTAATCCTGTGTGAGTACCCCATTTGCTGCCACATAGATAATTCCACCAGGTGTCAGAGTGATTCCAGGAATCTCGTACACAGATCCGTAAGCAGTGGCCACCTGTACTGAATCCCCTATTCCGGCTGCTGCCAAAGTTACTCCATCTACATACGGAATGTTGAACTGAGTGGTGGACAGAGGATATGCCACAATAGTTGGAAGCACCGGGGTTACTCTTCCACTTGAGTCGATTTGTACACACTGACCAGTGACAAGAACTGCATCGGCGATCAGGGTCCTAGCAGCAAGATCTGTTGTAGAAGATCCGCCTCCGCTAACTGGAAGATCGTTTGCTGCTCCACCACCAGGAACAACGCTGATTGTCAGGTCAGTTCCCGGTTGAATTTCTACATCCTCACTTGAAAACGCGAATAATTGAAGAGTGTCTCCTGTATTGAAGTTGTAGGTCAAAGAGAATACTTCAGTCTGAGCATCAGGTGAATCTGAGGAGAGTGTCTCGGTGCCTAGGACCGTAGACCCATTGAGCATGAGTGTATAGCCAAGATTGGCTACAACAGAAGTGGCTCCCCATTCCAGATCTCCACTGACGAGGTAACTTCCACCCTGATTGACAATAATCGTGTTTGGATTTTCCAGGAAGCCACCGTTGTCGTAATCCACTGTCTGAAAAACAACCGGAACTCCTCCTAGTCCCGCTGAAGCAGGAACCAGTTCGCCGATTGTTGTCAGAACATGAGCTCCTGAATTCTGAACTGTGCTGATCATAGTGTTCGCTGCTGTCACAGCTGCTGAAACCGCCGACTGGAAATTGTTCTGGAAAGACATCAAACTTGCATAGCTTTGGTTGGTACTAAGCATTGCTTGTTGAACAGGAATTGATTGTGACTGAATATCTGGACGTGCCAAGAAGACTGCAGCATCAAAAAGCCCACCACTCCATCCTGTACTTGCTGAATTGACAAAACTGACAATCGATCCAACTGGATAGTCTATCGTGGCAGAGTAATTTCCTCCAGTGCCAGAAGTACTGACAGCCCAAACAGAGTTGTTACTTCCTGGAGTAATGATGTTTGTCAATGGACCATTGACTTGCAGTGCGATGTAGGTAGCATTATTGACTTGGGATAGAAATAGTTCGTTTGGAATGGAGAGCAAAATGGATCCCGGCACCCAATTCTGATTCTTCGACAGAAAATCGGCTTCTATTATGTTGTAAATCGTGCTGGATCCCAAAGGATCAATGGCTGAATCAAGAGCCGCCGGATAGCTCACAATCTCCTGAATAAGACCGATGTTCTGAGTCAAGAACGCAGACAGATTTGAACGGAACTCTCTCCAGAATTGAGAGTATCTGTCTATCAGTGCCGCCTGAGCGAACTGGTTGTAAATGTATCGGAACTGTGGATGTGAGGATTGCCATGATGGGCTATTTGCGATGCTAGTAGCGGCGGTCGACACCACTTCCATAAGTGCATTGTTCATGCTGGTCGGATATGAAATGAGAACTGGATAGTCCGCTGTCCCAACTCCAAGAGTGTAGGTAGAAACCACTGTCATATCGACCGGAGTTGACTTGTAATCGAGGTCTGAGCCGGTGTACGAAGACACGTATGTGGAATCCTGACCCTGTTCAAACGTGGTAGTCCTGGGATAGCCAAGGATGGCTGCTTCGACATACGACAATTTCCAAGCGAGGTTACGAGTTGAATCAGCCTTCAAAATTGGAATCAAAGGAATCGTGGGAAGATCGTTGATTCCGAGGTCATTCATGTTGTTCCAAGGAATCGGGGTACTTGTCAAAACGTCAACCGAAGGCTGGATGTACTGGTCATAGACAGCCTGGTAGTTGGCAATCCATTGACCGCCGCGTCCCTGAGTTATCAATTGCCGATTGAGATTGAGTTCGTAGAGCCAAGCCGATGTCAGGTAGGGATCAAAGTTACTGTCTACCAGGGAATCTAGGTTGACATTGAGTCGAAGAGCTGCCTTCAAAGCATTGATGTTGGCCGGAGTGGGAGTTGCTCCCACTGGAAGAACCAAGGTTCTGAGAGCCGGGGCAATACTCACGATGTTTTTCTGGTAAACATCGGGTGGCATCAAGTAGTTACTGACAATAGTGACAGGGTCCGGAACACTTCCTAACATCTGATTGAACGGATCGAATGTTGAGTTGAATATAGGAGTATCCTTGGCAGTTGCCAAGATTGCCTGAATGTTTGGATCAGAGACTGAAACCGTGGGGAGGAGAACTACACCAGTCAGAGGAGGAATGTAAACTGGAGTGGCTCCAATAGCTGAACTTGGAATGGCCGTGGCAATGCTGGTAGGAATATTGCTGAAGATGTCCAGATTCTGAGGGAAAAGGTTGCACTGAGAGAACGAGAAATTGAAGGAGAGATTGGGCTTGGCCATCAACTGATTCAGAGCGTTTCCAAAGCCATTGAAACGCCATATCGTATCCCCGACTATGAAGGGAATCGAAGGGAGCTTAGGAAGACCCCAATTGCAGATGTTTGCCAATAGCGAAGAGAGCATATTGAGGCTTGCCTGGATCATTCCCAAGACGTTCTTCTCAATCATAACCAAAGTAGCAAGATCTTTTTGCAGAGCGGCAACGAGAGCCGAAATCTCTCCCATCACTTTCTGAACTTCCTTCATGAAATTGACGCAATCAACGATGTACTTGGGCTTGCGAAGAGCAGTCGGAAGCTGACCATCTGTTCCAAGAGTATTCATGTGCATCAGGTGGAGGATCCTAGCTTCAAGCTGCAACTTCTTGTCTTGAATCCAGGTCATGGAATCGCCAATGCTGTTTTCAAGAAGACGACCCTGTTCCAAAGACTTGGTGTAAAGTTTAGAAACCTCCGGATCGCTGAGAACATCCAGTCTATTGACTTTCCTCTTGGCCTGAATATACCAGTTCTCTTGACCAGGATTACCCATTGAATTGGTGCTGCCAGCCGGTCCTGAATTGATAAGGGCCGCACCTGCATTTACAATGCTGGAAAGTCTCCCCGTCGCAGTAGTGATGGCTTGAACAATCGGATTTGTAAAACTTCCCATGATTCTTCCTTATACAACGGGAGGCAAAAAGTTACTGTTAGCATCAGGAACTAGATTCTGTGAATTTTCATCACTAAAATAGAGACCTTGATTGTGAATGATATCGACTGCTTCGATCGTGTGTCTCACCAACGCCTTTGTTGTAATGTTCTGGGCAGCGATGATATAATCTGTCTTGACATTGTGACGATGGGTAGTTGACTCCCAAACAGAATCTCCTGTAACCAGCATGTGGAAGTTCCCTTTGATCGTCCAATCCACATCTCCAGTAATCTCCATCCGAAGACCCTTTTGCTGGTTATTGGGTCCGATCACTAACTCGACACCGCCATCCAAAGTGGCTGTCACTGAACGTCCTTGCTTGTCCTTTCCCATCCAGCTAACCAGTCCGCCGGCAAGATCCATCAGCAAAGATTGATTGGTATCCGGATTGGCCCCGATTCTCAGTAGAGTATCACGAACGGTGTGGAAGTCGATTGAGAGGCCATGACGATCCATGCTCGTAGAAATGGGAGAACCACTCCAGTTGTAGGGAAGCATCTTGGCGACGGGAGCACCGGCCTGAGTCAGATCATGGAAAGAGTACTTCGTGTCTCCAGATCCATAGGTAGGACGACCGCTCGTCTTGCTATCCTGTCGTGATGGATCCCCGGGAGCCACTTCATGAATTCCAGGACCATCGCTGTATCCGTTCATCAAATGCTTGCGCAAGACTCCAGGATTTCTAGCTCCAAACCTGATGATGGTTCCTCCATCCATGGCCGCCCGAAGCGAGACATTCTCCATCGCAGTCTTGTTGGTCAGACTCCCAGCATCTCCAAGTCCTGTCTTCGGATGAGTCCAATACTGAAGTGTACGAGCGAGAGAAGCGTCGTTCTGACCGCGATTCTGAGTGAAGACCGTCCGACGAACATTGGGAAGTGAAGTGTCATCAGCACCAAACCGAAAAACTGTCTGGCCCAGGGCTGTCAGGTCTATGGAATCTTCCTGATCCCGATTCTTCCCTACAACCATCTTCAGACTTCCAACCAAGTGACCTTCGACTGAACGACCTGCACCAAGAGGATTCTCATAGGATCCACCATCGTAGAGGATATTCTCCTTTGGAATGGTCGATCCAATCTCGAAACTCATCAGACCTTCTTTGGTTACATCCCAACGAGTAGTGTTGTACTCATGAGGAAAGCGAACAGCAAGGGCTGAAGCCGCGAGCCGAGTCTCAGAGTGATCGTTACTGGCTGCAACTACGTTGTATCCGGAGGCTACATTGTTTGAGAATCGATCCTTGAAGAGATATGGTTTGAGAACCTGTCCATAGTTGGCTTTGTCGAACTGGTTGTAACCAACCAGTGTACCGGCCACCTTCTCCATGATGTACCCGCGACGACGAGGAGTTGGACCATCACTCGTGGTGGGACCAACAGGTTTGGTGGTTACTGCTGCATTTGATGGAAGATCCCAGGTTTGATCAATGGATATTGCCTGATCATCGTTGGATACGTTGCCGGTCTGAACGATCTTGGTTCTTTCCCAAAGATTGGCTGTAGTCCCCAGAATTTGGTCCATGAGACTCGTGTTGAGAACCTCAATGGGAACCGGATAGTCTAGAGCGAACTCCTGAACCATCTCACGAGCTTCCACCAAGGGAGTGATATCCTGAGATCCACTCGTGTATCTGCTGGTGAGTTTGCTGTTTGGTTGGAGATAGACAATGTTCTCCGACGATCCATCTGGGAGAATGCGAGGAGATACCGTTGTCGCGCCTGGGCGACTCACCGGACCAGTCACGTGAAGGCCACTGTCAGTGTATCTCACAAGGGCTGACGTCGATTGTGACCAAGTTCTACTGTGTGGATCTAACTTGTCCCTGCTCAGGTCTGCAGTGGTCTTGTCCCACCCTCCATCAGTTTTCTCAGTATATCCACCACTCGTGTTGACCGTCTTCTGACCAGGATAGGCTTTGCGATACAAAGAGCGAGTCCTCGTACTACCAGAGGTTTCATTAGGACCTTTAATCGCAATCGCCGATAGTCCCTGAAAAGTGTCAGAAAGCATATAAGCAATGATTGCTACTCTAACGATTCCTTTTAGATAGGTAACATTAGCACACAAACATCTAGTTCCTACTTCTGGAAGATTAACATCAGTAGACGTTGTTGATGAAGCATTTGCTGGAATAAGATCGGCTCTGTAAATTGCTCCGTTACGTTCATCTTTAAGAGTGCACGATATTTTCTCATGGTCAACTGTCAGAATTCTCGCCAAGAAGAGTTGGAACTCGTCTTGCTCCCTAGTTGTTTCAATAGGGCTGACAGGATATGTTGTGAAAAAGTCAGACATTGATCTCCTATGACGTGAAGTTCTTGAATCCCGCGTTCAGTTGTTTCAGATCATCAGATATTGTGGATCCTGTGACTTGAGTAGTGGAAGACCCGATTTGTGATAAAACCTTGACCAAGTTGGAATTGGTGGGTAATCCACTGACCATCAGTTGAGCCTTGGCATTAATGGATGTCTCCAGGTCTGATACTAGACTCTGTTGCTGTTTTGTGGATTGATCAGCCGCCGTGGTGGCATCGGTGTAAGTAAGCTCAAACACGGAATCATCATTCACCAGTGAAGCTATCGTAGAAGCAACAGATTGCATACTGTCTCCTGCACTTGAGTTAGGAGGAGTTCCAACTCCTGAAAATAGAAAAGACTGTGCTGCATTCAGAGTTCCGACTGCGTTAGGAACTTTTCCAACTTGACTATTTGAAATACTGGATCCTTGACAACATACATTCAGAGCCTTGCGAAGACTTGTATATCTTCCCCATGGAAATGGAGGAATAACTTCGTACCCTTTGCTATCTGTGTAGGGAATCATCGAAGAGTTACCAGCTGCTGTACCAGTTGTTAAGTTACCTGTTAGAATTTTGAAGTACACTGCATCTACAGGTCTCTTAGTATCAAATATTGGATTCATCTGAACACGATAGCTCCTACCTGGAGTATCATAAGGCATTCCTGTCCATTTTTGAAGTGTAGCAGCTTTGTAGGCTTGTAATCTTGCCTGATCAGTGGAACCATTTACAAGGTTAGCTGGATCTGAAGTCACTGTGGGGATTGTGGTAGCATTCCCAGTATAGGCTACTTCAGGATTACTTCCAGGAATTCCTACTTGACCTGAAGCTGAAGTGGCTGAAGAAGTATCGGTCATCTGGTGAACTAGGTTTGGCTGTGCTGAGTAGTATGTCGTGGGTCCGGTCGCTCCATCTCCGTTCTGTGAATTCTGCACAGTTGAAGCCGGGTACATCGGTCTCTTCCTGATCGCATCCAGGGTTACTGTGGTGGTGGCAGTTCCTCCGTACTGATAGCTGTGTTGAATGCTCTTCACATAGCCGTACATGTCCTTATGAGGCAAAAATACAGGAAATCCCAGTTTCAATTCAGGACGAAGAGGAATAGTACAAGTGTAGGTTCTCCATCCTTTGTTAGCTTTCTGAAGTTCCCAACAAGCAACAGCGAAAAGAAAGTTTCTATCATCAAAATGTACCCACCCGCATTGTTTAGGAGGTTGTTCACGAAGTCCAAATCTAGACAGTTTATCGGGGTCAATAAAATCGCCAGAAGTCTTCAGATTCAAATCAACATCAACAAAGGCTTGACTGGGTTCGTAACTTCCTACAACCTGCATACGAGTGCATACCACTCCATTTTCGTCTTCAACCTCGGATTCGTTCGGCAGAATTTCAGATAATAAAATAATGAACGGATTATTGACTGCAGTCAGATTTGAAGCTGAAACTGGTGTTGAGGGTTCAACAACAGGATCACCAACATTATCTAGATTTGTACAGTCCAAGTTGTACAGAGGAGGTTTGACAATTACTGATCCATTAACATCCTGATATCCTTCAAATCCAATCATGTTTATAATGGCATGAAGTCTATCAAGTCGATTGGTCATTCGACCTTGAAATGGTTCAATATTACCTGTTGTAAGTTCAGGCAAATGTTCTCTGATAGAATCTAAAAATATAGTTTTCTCAATTTGGTCATTTTCTGTAACAACAGTGTTAGCAAAAAGATGACTCATTGCCTCTTTTGAACGATCAGTTGACGGAGGAAACCGTTGTAGAGTAGATTCATTCGGATTAGGAGGTTGTAATCCGTACACATGGACATCCTGGTCTAAGTTGAGCAAAATTGCTTGCCACTTTTCAATGTATCCAGCATTGATAGCGTTTGCCCAAACAGACTGACTTGGATTGCCAATTCCGCCATTAAATCCCCAATTGTAGTTTGAAGTCATAGCATTAAACCCTTGTAACAAGTCCTTTTCTCTAAATGTAGCTGCAATCATCTCATATGGTGTTAAGTTCGCTTGATTAGTCACCATAAATTCTGTGCTAGACATAGCATTAGTTTGTATTGGAGGGCATAATTCCATTTGCATAAGTTGTAAAAAATGCAGTATCCCAATTCCTGTAATCGTGATGTCGAGAGTCTTGCCGTTGTCAGTGTGGGAAACCGACTTAATCAATCCTTTGAAGACTCTGTGGTAGAGTGAGTTGCCCTTGGGAGACAGCCAGTACCCTTTGGCAAACACAACAAGCTCATCCATGGTCTTCAGAAGATTGTTGCCACCGATAGTCTGGTAGAGGTACTTCTGAGCATTTGGTACACTGAGATTGATTGAACATTGAGGCACCAACTGGTCAGTGTCATATCCTGCACTGAACCCGATGACGTGTTCGTTGAAATGTACGAGAGCATAGGGAGTCGTACTTCCATCCTGAGGATGAACATAGCCGTTCTCTAGATACGATGCTCCATCAATCATCACTACCAGATCTGGAGCTGTCTTGACGATTTCACGCTCTTGGACAGTCTGGATTATGTTGCGGATCTTCGCTGGTCCGGTAACAGTTGGAGTATTGCCAAAGATATCCAGATTCGCTGGCCCGGTAACAGTTGGAGTATTGCCAAAGATATCAAGATTCACTGGTCCGGAAGGAATACCACTGGAGATGTCCAGATTCTGAGGGAGATCAGCTGGGTTACTTGCCATTTGTTACTCCTTCCTGAATAGGAAATGCAGTTGAAACGATTGGTGGATACGAAAACGCGGATGAATCAACTGGAGTTACACCAAAGTATGACCCTGCCGGATCCAAACCTCCTCCGCCTCCACCACCATTCCAATAAGTGGGATCTGGATTAAGAAGATCACTACGATCAGTAGACGCGGCAGTCAGACTGGGAGTCACTACTGGAGCAGTTTGCTGCTGCGCTGCTGCAGCCAAAGCAGGCGAGTTCGAAACTTGTGCTGCTGATGGTATTGGAACTGGCTGACCATTAAGCCAGGTATTCGTGTATATGTTAGTGAGAAGAGAAGTAGAGGCACCTGAATCTACATCAGCATCTGCCAGCGTCGTGTTTTGCCCAGAAGAATTCACTACGGAGGCAAATGCACTGTAGGAATGACCGCGCTGGATGTTGCATGCCCCTGCATTTCTATATGGCGAATCTAAGCGATATCTTTCCTTCCAAGCCGTGAACGAGATGTTGAAGTCAGCCAAGAAAGGGCTGTCTACATTCTGAGAAACATTCAGTTTGTCAAACATTCCAGACCAAATGGTTTCTCCACAGAAAATCTCTACATCCTCATGCATCTTGATTCTGCGCTTGGTAAGAGCCGTGGGAATCGCCTGTCCTGTCGATGTTCCTCCGGCTGCCGGAGTCTCTCCTTCGAACCAGTATCCGTTGTTGTCAAAGAGAGACTGAAGTTCCAGCAAGTTCTGGTAGGATTCAGTGAACTCCTTGAACATGTCGGTGGTTCCCAATGTGAAATACTGCCCAGCAGTCTTACCTGAGAAACTTACCTCTACAAATCCCTCTCCCCAAACTCCGAACTTCCAACCATCACGAGTCATCAACTGAGTGTCTTGAGTCTGATGAGAAACCCGCACTGTATGAGGATTGATCAAGAATCGAAAGTAGGCTGGATTGGTGGGATCCGGACTGCCGCTTGAAGTGATTCCACGATGAGGAATTCTGAACACGATGTAGTCCGTGTATGGTTTGAGAGCGGCAATAATCTGAAAATCGGAAGTACTGGTGGAAATTGGTCTTCCAGAAGGAATTGCTAGAGAACTCGGAGCAGTAACCGGCAATACGACTCTTTCAGAGCGAATTGGTAGAGCGAGGGCTGCTGAAGTTGTCGTCATCGGAATCCTCTAGCCGTCTGAGTTTGGTCCATAAGGTGCCTGAGTGTTCACTACCATCGGGGTGTAGTTCAAAGTCAAAGTCTTCTCAACCTGGAACACGAATCTGAACTTCCAGTAGAATGGGCGTTCGGCTTCCATTTCGTATTCCAGCGACTTGAAATATCCCAAGTACATTGAATTGCGAAACTTCATGATGACTTGGCCTCGAGCCATGACATCATTGGTACGAGCGTTCATCTGGTAGTTTGACAATCCAGTCTGAGGAGAAAAGGAGTCCACTCCAACCGGATTGGTTGCTCCAGTACCAGAACCAATAGTGGAATTTCTGAACCACACAACTCCATTGGCCTTAAATAGTGCTAGAAGCTCCATGAAGGCATCTCTGGCAGCAATTCTCAGGTCGTTGCTTGCACTGCTGGTGTCATAGTCCAGAGACGCCTTTGAATGAGTGAATGCTTTGGCAATTTGAGATTGAAGCTGAGCACTGATGCTTGAAACGCTGAGAAAGCTCGTGATGCCCAGAGCATTCATGAATGCGCCGGTGTTAGCTTCCCCTGAGATCAGGTCAGCTTCCTGTCCCCACATCGTGATATGCATTCCTGTGCGAGATAGACCTTTATTGACGACATGACCGGACTGAACTTCGAAACTAGAGACTGAAGCATTTAGTCGAATCGAGATCGTGCCAGAATTGTTTCCTGCCTTGGTATTTGAAAGCATCGTTCTGTTAGGTAGCATGACCTCAAAGGTGACCGGGGCTGGAACTTGCTTGAGCCAGGGATTCTCAGTAACACCACCTTTCATCAGCCACCAAGGAACAGCGTCCAGTCCCTCTGTTATGACATAAGGAGGGTAGAGATCAGCGGTATCAGTGATGGGTTGGCCTGTAACAGGTTGGGTTGTTAGTACAGTACCTGGATTTGTTATTCCTGCAGTCTGAAAAGAATCGTAGGTTTGTGTCGGTGCTGCTCCATACCCAGAAGAAACCACATTCGGACCATAACCTGCCAAGGTCATGACCTGTTGTGCGTTAACTTGTGACTGAAGACCCCCTTTTCCTTCATATCCAACCATTCCGTTAGCAAGCTGGTTTACAGAATAGGGTGGAGTGGGAGTTACTCCTCCATTCCCCCCTGGAGGATTTTGTATGTGGGAGTTCATGAGGTAGACACCTGCCTGCATATTAGCTTGCCAGTTAGTATTCCAATCAGCAGAAGTTAATCCTGGAACACTGCTATCAGGCATAATTTGCATCAATCCAGCAGCTCCCGAAGGATTAGTGTTAGTCACTCCATCCTTGTACTGCTGATTATTAGACTCATAGCTAACAGTGGCCATGATTAAATTTACAGGAATTCCGTACTGCTGGCTTAGAGCCTGAGCTACTGTTGCGATTTGTGCCTGCGTTGGATTGGTACTAGTGCTCATTAAAACTCCGTTTTACTGATGATCCCAGTGTGGAATTATCCGATGCAGTTGATGGTCGTTCCAGCGAACCTTGGGAACTACAGCTGTAACATTTTGACTACTTGTTCTGGCTGTTTGCTGACCTCCAATGATCCCTTGGAAAAGTTGACCATTAGTATTATTATAGATAGTCATGTTGACAGTAGAATAACCAGTTGTTTTACCACCTTCCCAACCTGCACGATTATCTGGTTTGTCTGCGTTACTAAAAAATCCTCCTCCTGGTAATCTAGCTACTCTATCTAAAAACTTAGCCATTGGTGATTCTCCTCCTCCTGGGTCAGTAAGTTCACTACTAGGAATTACCAACTGATTATCCTTTATCTGAATATCACCAGGAGTTTTTTCCATATTTACTAGAGATCTCATCACTAACCCGGCTGCTTCTGCGTCAGTGTATGGTTTCCCAGTTTCAGAATTTATGTACCTTTGCCCAGTTTTTGGATCAATTCCGGTGATTCGATTCAAGTATGCATCAACTTGCCCGCTATAAATCCGATCATTATCAGCCGCTGTTTTACCTTGTATGGGAGTTGGTCCCCCCAGAATCCCACGCCGACCAAGTATGGCATCTCCCCAATTGTACTTAAATGTGTCGTTCAACTTCTCAGAGCTTTGATAATCGCTGCCTATACTTAACCCAGAGTTTATCTTTGCGGTTACTCTATCTAGTGTAGCAGGTGTAGCATCTAACCCCGGCCTATCATAGTTCAACTCAGAAAGTAGATCTCTTAGACCAGGTTGCTGCGGATCATTCGGCGACAGCCTCTTTTGGTAGTCTACTATATTTTTAATGGCTTTTTCTCGATGTCTGTCAGCTACGTCATAACGCATACGCTCGATGCTACCCGCTGCTGCTGGACTATGTCCAGGTAGAACATCCAGGATGTCGTTCACTGGTTTCACAATCAACATGAACAAATGTTCAAAAGAGTTAGCAAACATATCGGCTGTGGATGTAGTTGCAATGTTAACAGTTGCTGCTCTGATGTCCTCCAGCTTATCTACTTCGGTACCATCAGGTGTGACACCAGACCTTCCTAGTTCTCCTACCATCAATCCACTATCCACTAGCCTATTTGAGAGTTCAGTGAGTTTATCTGCATTTTTGCTAGTTGCAAGATCGAGTACATCTTGAGCCGCCTTACCTCTGAAACCCCTTCCACCTATGCTACCTATGAACTTCAAGGCATCTTCGGGAGAAGTATAGCTCTGGATTTCCTTGATTACTGAACCTGCTGCTAGAGTGTGAGCCTGTAAAATGTCAACAAGTTGTTGCGGTTTAGCTCCTCCAAATTTTTCAGCAAGACCTCCAGTCAGTAGAGATTCTTGTGTCCCTCCTTGTGCCGCCACCATTCTTCTCAAGTCACCCATGCTTTTATGCTGTAAATCCAAATTCGACATAACTGCGTTGTTTTCTTCAAGTATCTGGGATAGGAGATCCGGCTTGATAAATTGAGATTGACTAGCTGCTAGTAATCCGTTACCTCCTTGTTGAAGTTGACTGTACTTGTTAACTTGAGCTGATGCCTGAAACACTGCTTGAATTTGTTTTACTAACCCTGTTCTCTGAGCGTTTGGTTCTCCTCCTGCAGTAGCGAGCAAACTTTGCAAGTTCATTACTCCAGTTCCCATACCTGCTATTTTATCCGCACCACCGTTAGAAGCATACAGACCTTCAAATCCATTTCCTGTAACTCCAGCCTGTTCAATGGATTTTGCTAATTCCCCAGAACGAACCCGAACACGTTCCTGTTCGCTTGATGCAGACTGAGATGCTCTTCCTGACTTAGCCATCTGAGAGTACAAGAAAGCATCTGTCCTTAGAGGGCGTTTCTCTCCATTTCCTGATATAGCTGAAACCATCTCTTTGATATCTTCAGCTGTTGACCCACCAGAAGCCCCTAGCATTCTAACCACACTTACAGCCGTCTCAAAGGACTTGTTCATGTTATCTAGACCACTGGTCACATCATCGATGATGCTCACGTATTTGACTGTGGTCATACCAGCAGCTTGAGCATCTTTGGTCAACGTGATAAAGAACTCATGGGTTGATTGTAGAGACTGACCATAGGCCTGTATCAATTTCACGGCCTGAGCAGTACCCGCTGCTGTGTCAAATCCAGCTAGGCGAGCAGTGGTGTATGCCGTATGTTGGATCGCTCCGTAGGATCCAGGTCCCCACCGACTGTTCTTAAAAACGCTATTATCCTGCTGCAATTCAGAAAGACCTACTCCACTAGAAGCCATTGCTTGAGCGACTTCCATGTTCTTTTTATAGGTAATGCCCAAGGTGTTGTAGAATCCTCCACCAAATGAAGGCATTAAGTTAGTCTCAACATTGCGCATATTCTGAAATACACTACCTTGACCTGGAGCAAACACTCCCGCAGTACCGAGGTTCTTCTCAATTCCCTGATTGATCTCAATTTGCTTATCAAATCCAGCTCTCACTAAACTAAGAAGAGCAAGACTTTCTCCAACACCGGGAGTAGCCATCACTCCGGCTCCCATTCCTATTCCCTTTTCTACCAGACCCATTCCCCAATTAGCAAGTCCGCTAACAGCCCCTCCTCTTTCAGCAATTCCTAAGCGCATTCTGTTCATTAGACTAAGTGAAGGACCACCTGCCTTAGACTCAGCCAATGCTCGATATGCTCCTTTTAATGATTTACTATTACCTCCCAGCTTTTCAAATTCACTTTGAAGTCCTTTATCTCCCCAACTTTCCCTATCCAGAGCATCTCCTGGTTTAGAATAGGCTTTCCAATCTATTCTTCCATTTCTTTTTCGAACTATATTTCCTCCAAATCCACCTGCAGTACGTTTTTCATCAAAAGCCTCCCTAATTTCTGCTATATGATGCTTTGTATTTTCCTTAAAATTGGCAGCAAGTTGTCCCATTCTTACAGCGCGGTCTCTATAACCGGGCTTCATGTAGAAGCCAGCCTGAGAAAAGGCAGCACGCATGTTGTCTTGTCTAGCACGCAAGCCAGTGCTGTTGATACTTTTGTATTCTACCCCAAATGCTTTTATAGTACGAAGTGCATTCTCCCAAGAGACTTGGTACTGTCTTACATGAAGTGGATTAGTCAAATCCATTACCTTTTCTAGGACATCTTGATACCCCTTTTTAAGACGCTCAATATGATCTCCAGCTTCTTGAAGCTGTGTCGTATTTAGTCTCCCAAATTTCACTAATTTTTCGAATGAATCAATCATATCTTGAAAGTCAAGTTTTTTCTGATGTTCACTTCTAGTAGAGTCATTAAGAGTTCTGTTGAATTCCTCAGCTCTCTTCTTCAATTTAGCATAAGCATCAACAGTATCTTCTACTTCACTAACAGTATCCTTCACACTGGTGTGAATCCTTTTTAATTGTTCAACAGTATCCTTTAGTGATTTAGGAATTTCATCTAAAGACGCCTTCAAGTCTCCAGATAACTCCAACATCTTATTTTGAACGTCTCTGATGTTGATCATTCCTTCTAGAATGTGACTAAGATTTGGTAGTTCTGGTCCTTGGCGCACGTTCCCTGAATTTAAGGGATTATCCTTATCTCCGCCAATTCCTACCGTATTGGGAGGACCATTTTGGGTTTGATCCATAGTCATAGTCTACTTTTCCTTTGTCTTCGTAGGTTCAGATTCCTTAGGCACGTCTATCTCAGGATCGTACATTTCAGAAATCTGCTGCCGGATATTGTCGGTAGTCGCCTGCTCGATTTCTTCCTGTGCGTGTTCCATGAATCTCTTCTCGTATTCCGTCATGATGGCGCTGTCGGGGAATTGCTCATACAACTTGTCCGTGATGCGTTGAGCATGAACCATGAGCACTTTCCACAATACTCCCACAAATTCTTGGCCCCAACCCATTAGGAGATTGCGGAGAACAACCTGGATGTCTTTCTGAACTCCTTCCTTGTCTGTGGGATCCACAACCATTCGCTGTGTGGAAGTCAGATTGCGAATGTTGATGCCATTGATCCAAGAGATTGCTCGGGATAGAATCTCACACTTGATGTGTTGAACCCAGGCATATCCCTTGAATTCTTCCACCGCAAAGAGTGAGTTCATCTCCTCTTCAGTCGGAAGATTGGCAATTCTGAGACGAAGTTCCTTGGGACCGACCTTGACAGTGAGGATCTCTTCAAAATCCTCCAATCCAAAGCCGGCAAGTGCAGCAACTATCTCGTCAATTGACGGAACTGCTTCAGCAATTCCTTCCTCCATCATTTCCTTTTTCATACATCCCTCACTAATCATGTCAGAGTTGATAAATCGGAATTCATTAACGATTGGATACTAACCGATCTGAGTTCCAGATGTGGTAGATAATCTTGAGGAGTACATCATGGGAGAGTTTGGTTGGCTTGCAGAAGCGGCGTCGTTCTTACTAGCTCCATTGAAAGCAGCTTTCTTCTTACTGAAGGTTCTCGGTTTGCTAGCGATGGGAGTAGTGATCTTCAGTCTTGCTGGTTTGGTGTGGCTGGCTACTCCTGAACACAGTAATTCTGAACATATGAGCTATGTCTATCAAGCTGCTAAAGATTCTCAGTTTGGTAACGGTGTTCCTTTAGGAAATGTTGTGGGACCTGATTACGACCCAAAGATTATCCGTCCTCATCAGGCTATTTCCTTCTGTGGACAAGGTGACAAGTTCTTGTCTCAAGTTATGCAGAACGATTACTGGGATGACTGGTACGTGCGCAAAACCGGCTGGTTGTACCAGCGTTACATCGAAGGTTCGTTGAACATCTACACCTTGAAGTATGTCGTCACTCAGTTGAAGTTCGACAAACAAGTAGTCATCGGTGACGACTTCATCAGCAATTGCCCCAATGATACAGATAGCATGGATGGAAAGTATTCTGTTCCAGCTTCAGATACTACGATTCCTCACTTTGATGTGATGTGGCATCTTGAAGGTCCTGATAGACAGAATCAACTGGGTGAAGAAGGTTTTGGCGTGGAACAGGTGAAATGGCCAGTCATTACAGGCTACTGCCTAGCTGGACGCTGTGGCAAGGATTCATCCAATTTCCTTCTTAACATCGATCGCTGGAGCGATATCTTAGACAGGGAGCCAAAGTACACTTCCGGTCAGCAGGAAGCTATCGATGCCTTCAAGGCAACGAGGACCAAGGAGTTCTGGGAAAAGTACGCCGAGGCCAACGGACTTGACCCTCATTCAGTGGACAAGTACTGGGAAGAGACTCAGAAGGCCATTGAGGCAACCGTTCACTTGAAGAAGGTTTCATCCAAGGAGCTAGTCACACAGGACTACTAACGATTCTGATCGAACCTGCGAATCCTCTCCTGAGGGATATTTCACACAAACAGACTTCTAGGAGTCTAGTAGGAGGAGGTATGATATTTCACTCTAATCCAAACTTTGAAACTGCTCTTTCTCTCTTGCTACACATTCCCAATAACCAAGGTAATCTTGGAGTTCATATCTATAGTTTTCCCAAGATACAGGTTAATCCTGGAATTCCTTTAGATGGGATGAGAGAAAATAGAGAACTTACTCAAGATGATGTTGATAGAGATAGACTATTTTTGATGAAAAACCTTAGTCAAGATGGACAATCTCATGAATTTCTAATTGGAGAGGAGAAATTGCATAATTGTGCTTCGATTAGTCCTCAAGTTGTTCAACAGCTGGAAGCTAGTGGATTTTTGGCTATTTGGTCAAGAGTTACGTCCGGAAATCTGAGTGGATACTTTGGATTAAAGACTCATCTTCATTATTCTCCGAAATCTCAGTATCTCAATAAGAAGGGGAGAGAGTATTGTCATGAACATGACATTCAAAAAGTAGAGACAGAAGATGTTGTACATAAAATTCTAGATCCTATGGCTGCCATCTATCATGCAGCTACTTACTACACAAAGAAGTTTTGGAAAGACGAAGGTTGGCGTGAATGGGGGTATACATCATCACCACCGCAACCTCGTACACTTAACATAACCTGGAGAAACTGGGATAACGAGTTCCAAGAATCCTTAATGGATTTATATCCAAAATACAGGCAATTAGTGGAATCCTATCAGGAAATAATGCGGAAAAATGAACTTAGTGAAGGACGTCGTATCAATAAGGAGGATTGGAATAGGGATAATTGGGCAAAACCAAGTACAGGTGAAGGACAAATATCTAATGATCCAGATACTGGCGCTGTAATTTTAATCTATAACACAGGTAGCGAAGAAAATATTGCCACATTTCCATATAAGTCTGCTCAACTTATAGCGGAGTTAACTCCAGCCTATGGTACTCAGGCAAAATCAGTGGAATCTATGAGTAACAAGGATACCACTTCTAGTGGACATTGGGCTGACTATGGTTGGATTGTAAAAAGAAGTCACGATGATGAAGGGAAGACTCTCAGATTCCGATCAGGAGTAGATAAGAACCTACTGATAGATATACCGAGAGAAGAGTTTATACAAGCCTTGCATATTTTTGAGACAATGTCTGCCAAGAAGATAAAGGAACAGGCTGAAATTGACAAGGAAAAACTAAAGGGACAACAACCAGGTGAAGATCCACGTATGGTGGAGCCAAGGGAAAAGTTGGAAAAAGAGTTGGCAGAAGAGGCGAAAAAGAAGGAAAAAGAACAGAGTGAAGACAACAAGTTTTTGCATAGTATGAGGATTAAATCTAAACTATTGAGACGAATTCGTTAACGATTCTGATCAAACCTACGAATCCTCTCCTGAGGAGTTTGAGATTCATAAGGCACAATTGGGTTGATGACCTTGCGATTCTTCTTGAGTTCCTGCTCCTGGTGCCGAACCTCAGCATCAGACAAGATGACTGGCATTGAGTCTTCCCAAACCGGCTCGTCCTTGTGGTACTTGCGCACCAGATCCTCAATGCGATCCTTCTCCTTCTCCGCCGCTTCACGTTGTTGCTTCTCGAAGGCCGCCATGAGTTGTTCATGTTTGTCAAAGCTGTCGATGCCATGCATCTCTCGCATGAGTTCTTCAATGGAATCACCACCGCCATGAGCCCAGCCATCCTCTTTATACTCACGCACCGGCTTCACAATCTTCTGCCAGGGTTCCTGTAAGTCAGGTTGAAGATTCTTTGCTGTCTTTCTGAGATCCTCTGAAAGACGAGAAGTAGCCTTACTACCTACAAAGGCTTGAGCGATCATCAAAGCATTGAGATTACTTTCTATCTTGACCTTGTTCTCCTCCCGATAGGTGCAAAGGGTTGCCCAGATGTTGGCATGATCGGGAGGAGCCAGGATCTTTATGACTCCTCCATTGGGAAGTTGAATCATCTTATCCGAGTAGGAGGACAGTGTTGTGCCTCTAGAATGCCACAGTTTCTCGCTGGAGAGAGTGGTAGAGTAGGCACTCATGTAGGGATAGACTGAGAGTTCG